CGGAACTTCGCAGCTCGTCTATGTGATGCGTCAGGTAGTAATCAACTTCAAAGGGCCTTCTCAAGGTCCATTGCTGTTTGAAAAACTTACTTTTGAATTTCTCGCAAGTCTTGAGAGTGTCTTCCTTAGAATACTCTCTCAAGACCGAGACCTTTGTTCGAAGCATCTCGAACAGGTCGTTATGAACGACCTGCTCGAGTTCTTCGAGTCTTTTCATGAAGAGATAAAGCGCTTCCACTTCTTTTGAAGTGGTCAAGTGCTTACTCTCTACCAATCTTTCCAGTACGCCGGGAGGAATCTTCTTAGAATCCTCTCGGCGCACTGTGACCAATTTTTTGATGGGGTCGTCGTCGGGTATTGTGAATACCTCGGCGACTGCCTCACCATCGAAGTGACGTTCCCCAGATTTGACAGCTCTCAGCTCCGTCAAATTTGTGGGAAGGTCTCCCATGAGCTCCTTAAGGGCGCGAACAGTGATGTTCACGACCTTTTGGGGCATACTCCATATGGCATTAGCCCAGCTCTCTGTGTTCCAGAAAGCTGGCATTTTGCCAACACTAAATACTTCTCGCGGTAAGTACATGGGCCTTTGCTCATATCTTACCCCGAGACATACATCTTGCATAGCCGAAGCAACGGAGAAGAGGTGACCCTCTTCTCCTTGCTCGGCATATTGCTGATCCTTGCCGAGAAGGGTCACTTTTCCGGTAATATCGGAAGAGTAATCCCCTCGGTCTTTCTTGGTATCTATAACTAGACGCATCTTAGGATGGTCTAGATATGGAAGGTATCTGTTGTCTTTCAGTTTCGACGCTGTTCTTACAGTGTTGAACCGATCGACCGGTATATGGAAGACCTCTTCGCAATAAGTACCCCAGGTACTTGTTACAAAGGTGTCTAACGGGGACAGGCGGTAACCGAGTTGTACAGTCGCACGATTGTACTCCTCGAACCACTTGTCACACATCTCGTCCGTGTCGGCGGCGGCGATGACAACAGTGTCATCGCCGTTGCCGGCATGGACTATCTTGACCCCCGGCATTCTGCGATGCGCATACGCTTCGCAGATTGGGTGGGCTAAAGAAATGTTTGTCTTGGTCAGCGGATCTCCCATGGGAATTCCGTTGACCATTTGACATACGTATTTACCCTTAACGTATAGGTCCTTGCAACCGGGCCATATACAGTTAAGAGTGTCTCGAAGCTCCTTGCTGAGTCGCATCTTGTCTAATAGACGAGATGTGACAGCATGAGCACTTTTGTGAGGGGGGATATCAGTGGCCTTTTCCCAGTCCACTGACATTATCCTCTTCTTTTTTTCGAATAGGACGTGCCCATCAACGGGGTCGAGGTGATCGACTCTGCTGATGAAGGCCCATCCTAGTCTTCCGGCCGACAGCCCCTGTCTAAGACTCTTCTGAGTCTTGATAGCGGCTATCGTCATATGTGAGAAGGGTTGCAGGAATGCGTCTTTGTAAAAAGACCCACTCGTGACAACCCGACACTTTCCATTTTCTCTGATGGCGGCGACATTCGTTTTGAATATCGCCTCATCAGAGGAATTGATCATCGCTTTCGCTTTATTGAATGCCCAGGTGCCCAA